ATCTTCATCTAACTCATATTCAACCAATTATTCAGCCAGATGGTAAATTTGAAATTTACAATGTTAAAGAATCCGACTATAAATATATTATAAAGCTACTTATGCAGCAAAGTTGAGTTAAAGATGTAAATGCCATTGCTGGAAACTTTGATTTTAACAATATTTCTTACAACGGTATGCCAGGCAGATTATATACAGTTATTGGTAAAATTAAAGTAGACTAATCAAATAGTCAATAGATTAAAAATAAAATAAAGAGCCTAATTAGGCTCTTTATTTTATTTTTATTAAATTTATTTGCTAAATTATACTGAGAAATGCTTCAAAAGGAGACTATATATGACGAAAGAACAAGCTAAAATAATTTATAAAGATGTCATAAATCAGTTTGGCTATGTTAATAACCCAACCAGTGTTGACGCTGTTTATGTTTTAAGAGATGGCAATTTTTTAGATACTTGTGGTGGCTTTCCAACACATCAGCATATCAATGTAGCAAAATACATTTCTCAAACTTATAATATTAATGATATAAATAAATTAAATAATGGCAGCAATTTTATGATGAATGCTGCTGGCGCCGTTAAAATTACTTGTTGGAATGGTGGAATGGGTATTAAGGGTATTTATCTTCCAAAACATGAACTAGCCGGGCCTCAATATGATGCTATTGAAGAATTTATTGCACGTATTGCAAGAAATGTAACTGAAGAATGGCCGCTATGGATTGCAACTTATGATGAAGGCCAACAAATTGAGTATACAAAATCTACTTATTTAGAAGAAAGAGTTATTGCTGATATTGAAAATTATTACTACTCTGGTAAATTAGAATTAACAGAAAGTTTACTAACTGAAAAAATAGTTAAAATGGGTAATAAATGGCAGGTTCAGTCAGAAAAAGGTAGAAATATGGGAACATATAATACTAAAGCAGAGGCTGAAGAAAGATTAAGACAAGTTCATTATTTCAAATATGCTAATGAAGCTTTACAAGAAGATACAAGAAATATGCTAATTTCTAAATCGCGTAATGCTGGCAAGTATAAAGACCAATCACGTGGTAAAAATAGATTTGAAAGAAAACGACTTTCTAAAATTGCTAAAACAGTTAAACAATATAATCAAATTAATATGAATAAGTTGTTTAAGGAAGATCTGCTAATTGTTAATATTCCTGTACAAGGTGAAACCGATCAGTATACAGTATCTATTAAGTTAGATGGTGTTATTGCTGAAATTGCTAAAAATATTAAAAATAATAACAATAAATTTGAATATAAAACTGTCATTCAAGCTTTAACAAAAGTATTTAATACTACAAATGTTTACGTAAAATGCACTTGTCCAGATCATACTTATAATTTTTCACATTGAAACATTGTAAATAATGTATCTGTTGACGATACAGCAAGTGACCCTGGCCCGGGTAAAAATATTAGAAACCCAGATGATAATAAGGGCAGAGGATGCAAACACATTCTATTAGTTCTTGCCAACTTGGATTGGCTTATGAAAGTTGCTTCTGTTATTAATAATTATGTTCATTATGCTGAAGAACACTTACAAAAGCCATTTTTAAAAATTATTTTTCCAAAGCTTTATGGTATACCAGCTGATGAAGTAGTAGAACAAGGGTTAGTTGATGATGATAAATATCTAGATTCTTCTACGGGTTTAATTGATGCTATTAATGAATACGGAAAAGTTCGTGGACGCTATCATGCTGGCAGTAATAAAAATCCTGTTACTGGCACAGGTGGTAAAACTAAGAAGGAAGAAGCATAATGAGACATTTTACAGACGCATTATTTGAAGATTTTTGCTTAGCTGAAAGTATTGTTTATAAAAATATTTCTAATTTAGATAATTATAAAAAATTAGCTAAAGATATTCTTGGTAGCTATGGCAGTCAATCTGATGCTAATATAATGGGTAACAGCAAAGAAATTTATATTGATGATAAATTAGTTGGGTATATTAGTTTTAACGAATATGATGACATAGAAGGCTATAATAAAGTTCTCGGCTTTGGCAATTTTATGATTTTAGACCGTGGCAAAGGCTATGGAACAAAAGTAATTAAAGACTTGGTTGACCATTATAAAAATGAATTTGATTTAATTTATTGTTTTGTTGATGCGGATAACTATGGCGCAATTAACTTATATAAAAAATTAGGTAAAGTCTATGATGAAGATGGTCCTAATGATAATAATCAATATTATGTAACTTTTTGGGATAAAAATGAAGATAATGAGTAATTTATCAAAAGCTACATAAACCGAAAATCAAGAAAATAAATAAAATATTGTATTATATATTATATACTTATGTCAGAAACTAATAAAATACATAAAATAAATACAGCGATTTTAGATAGTTTATCACCGGAAGAACGAAAATGAGCACTTGAAATGTTGCAAGAAATTGCGCAAAAAGGTGAATCTGAACAACTAGAACAGCTTAAATATGGTGACTTTGAAGAAATTCCAGTAGATATTCATACTTTTCTTCATGACAAAAAATATCTTGGAAATGGTTTATATGATCAAGATGGAAGATTTACGTTATTCCCTTACTGAGAAGAAACTCTAAAAAAGATATTCCCAGATAATATAACAACTGCCTATAACACATTGATATTGACTGGCTCTATAGGTATAGGTAAATCGACGTGCGCAGTTATTTGTCAATTATACATGTTATATAGATTATTATGTCTTAAAGACCCTTATCTATATTATGGCATGCAACCAATTGATAAAATTACCATTTCATTGATGAACATCACCATTGAAAACGCGAAAGGTGTTGCTCTTGATAAATTAAATCAATTAATACTATCTAGCGACTGATTTATGAGCCATGGTGAAATGCACGGTACTACTAATATGATATTTGTACCTGATAAACACATTGAATTTGTTTGCGCTTCATCAAACAACCAAATTATAGGTCGTGCGCTATTCTGTAATTTTTCGGATGAAGTTAACTTTGATGCCAGAAGCACAAATGTTGAAAGACAAAAAGCAAGATTAAAACAAATTATCTCTCAAGTTGATTCTCGTATGGCATCACGTTTCCTTCGTGGTGATTTCTTACCTACATTAAATATTATTGCTTCTTCTAAAGCTTCAGACCAATCATTCTTAGATGATTATATTGAAACTAAAAGAAAGAATGAATCTAAAACAACATTAGTTATTGACGAACCTCAATGGGTTGTTGATAGCAGAAAACAAACAGGTAAGTGATTTAAAGTTGCTGTTGGTGATAGATATTTACCTAATGAGCTACTACCAGAAAATGCAACTGAAGAAATTGTTAAAGAGTATTTAAATAAAGGATATACAAGAATTATTGATGTCCCAAGTGGATATTTAGAAAAATTTAGAGATAATATTGAATTAGCTTTAACAGATATTGCTGGTATCTCAACTGCATCTGCAATTAAATATATTTCTGGAACTTCTTGGAAAAATATTAAAGCTGATTATGAAAATCCATTTATAAAAGAAATTATTGAAGTTGGAAATGACCCGAATGATCATGCCCAATATGCTAACTTTTTTGATTTAGATAAAATACCGCCTGAATGAAGGGCTAGGCCAATGTGAATACACTTAGATATGTCATCAGGTGCTTTAGGAAAAGGTGAAAAAACTGGTATTGCTGGCGTCTGAATTGAAGGAAAACGTCCAAGTGTTGAGGGTGAAGATATAACAAGAGAAATGTATTATCGTGTTGCGTTCTCAGTTTCTATTAAAGCACCAAAAGGTTATTCAATTAGCTTTGCAAAACATAGAAACTTTATTAGGTGACTTAGAGATCAGGGTTTCGCTATTAAAGGTATTTCATGCGATACTTGGGGCGGACCAATGATGCAGCAAGAATTAAAATCTGATGGGTTTGAAGTTAAGACTGTCTCTGTTGACCGCGTTGATGCTAAAACTCATCAACAGCTACAATATGCTTATTTCAAAACTACGATGACAGATTTAAGATTAAAAGTCTACCAAAAATGTGACTTCTTAACTGAAGAAGTTCTTGGTCTTGAAAGATTATCAGATGGTCATATCGAACACCCAGATGCTGGTAAATCTGGTAGTAAAGACCAAATCGATGCTGTTGTTGGTGCATTATGAAATGCTTCATTAAATGCTGAAGAATATGCAGTTAATTATGGAGATAATATAAATGCAGCTTTAGATATAAGCATGGACATAAAAGAAAAAAGTAAACAACAGCTAATTCTTGACTATCAGGAAGAACTTAAATCAATGTATTTAGATGTATATAAAGAATTTGAAAATGAAGATTTAGAAGCTAAACGTAAACAAAAAGATGATTATGAGTATTTGCAAGATATCTCAAATGGCATATTTTATATAGGCTAAAGCAATTGCTAAATTTAATATTAATATAGGAGACTAAAGTATGGCTGAAACAAAAACTAAAAAACAAAGTAAGTCAAAAAGTTCCCTGATCGGTAATCAGGCAAAACCAGTAGTACTGGATTCCACAACCAAATTAGATATTGATACTAATAAAGTATTAATCGATAACATTATTGAAGCTGGTTTATCAAGTAAACTTGATATTTCTGCAATAGACAGATTTACCTCTGTCTCAAATGCAAGAGACCAAGTATATCAACTAATTGATACTATGTGCAATGACTCTGCTGTTTCTGCAATTGTTAGAACATATACAGATGATGTGTGTGAGGTGGCAGATAATGGTCATATTGTATGATGTGAGTCACCTGACCCAGATATTAGTAAATTTATTAATTATTTATTAAATACAATGAATGTTGATAAAAATATTAGTAAATGGGTTTATTGTTTAATTAAATATGGTGATGTGTATTTAAGACTATATCGTGAATCTGACTACGAAGATGCATTATTTAAAAATACAAATAGACAAAAGCTTAATGAAGCAATTAATTTGTCAGTGCACGGTGCAGATGATAATTATAGCTATTATGTAGAAATGGTACCAGACCCAAGTACAATGTTTGAATTAACTAGACACGGACAAACTTTTGGATATATCGAAACACCTAATATGCCAAATCAATTTGACCAAACTTCATATGTTGGTGGAACAACTGGCATGATGTCTGGAAATAGCAATGGTGCATATACATTTGCATATAAATCTAATGATGTTAATATATATCAAGCAGATGATTTTGTACATGCGGCATTAGAAGATAATATAAGTCGTTTTCCTGAAACTGTAGACTTATTTTATAATGATACAAGTATTGATGATAAAGAAGCTCGTCGTAAAAATGGTGTATCTACTACTAATAATGGTAGTACATTAAGCTATACTGTAAGACGTGGCAAATCTTTACTTTATGACTCTTATAAAATATGAAGAGAAAAAGCACTACTTGAAGCTGCAATATTATTAAGCAGACTTACAAAATCTGGTATTGTAAGAAAAGTTGCTGTTGAAGTTGGTGATATGTCAAAAGAACAAGTACAGCAAACCTTAAGACGTGTTAAAGAACTATTTGAACAACGCTCAGCCTATCAAGAGGGAAGTTCTTTCTCTGAATATACAAATCCTGGTGCAGTTGAAAACTTTATCTATTATGCAACACATAATGGACAGGGCGCTATCTCAGTTGAATCTGTTGGTGGCGATTATGATCCAAAACAATTAACTGACTTAGACTGGTGAAATAATAAATTCTACTCATCTTATGGTATTCCAAAACAGTATTTTGGTTGAACAGAAGACTCTACTGGATTTAATGGTGGAACCTCATTAACCATTATTTCAAGTGTATACTCTAAAGGTGTTAAAAGAATTCAAAATACCATAATCCAAGCTTTAACAGATGCAATTAATCTTATATTGTTAAATAAAGGCTGCAAATCATACTTAAATAATTTTGTATTAAGAATGAGAGCACCACTAACACAAGAAGAGCAAGATTATAGAGCTAATTTCTCTGACCGTGTTACTGCAATTAGTAATGTTAATGGTTTATTCTCTGATATTGAAGATAAAGCTAGAAGATTAACTATTTTAAAGTCTTTAATTACAAATTTACATCTTGGTGATGAAATTGTAACTGAAATTGACAAAGAAATTACTGCAGCAAAGGAAGCGGCTAAAAAAGCCGCTGCTGAAGAAGATGCAGAAAATAAAGACAATGAAGACACTAATGATAATCTAAATTCACAAGATGATATGGACTTAGATCTTGCACCGATGCCAAATGAAGGGTTACAAGTTAAAAATTTATTTACCAACAATGGTGGTACAACTATTCTAACAGAAGATAATGATTTACTTGATGACCAAGATCTATTAGAAGCAGATAATTTACCAACACCAGAAGAAGCTGATGATACAATAGAT